TGCATAGTGCTTTTGTTCTTCGTCAATCAGCTTTCGGCATCTTGCGTAATGGGCATCGTTCCGCTGCATTTCGATGCGTCCCAGCGCACGATCCAAATAATATTCGTTAGCCGCTTCCGCCAGCATTTCTACCACTTGCAACAGTTCCGCTTTCGTCAGATCACTTGGTTTCAGCATTTTCCACCTCCGTAAGCCAGAACTTCTTTTTGCACTCATAGCAAGTTTGCTTGTTGCAGTTGATACCCATATTGCCGAATACATCCATTGGGC